TTTCTCTTCTTCTTTTTTCTCTTCTTCATGTTCAATTTCATTAGCATAACATTTTTCTTTTTCTTTTACATAATAACATTTTTTTTTATTACTATTTATAGTATGTGTATCTAAATCATTCTTTGGTGCCGAGTAATTAGAATAATTAATTGTATTAAATTTTTCCTTTCCTATTTTATTTGACGCACTTACTGCACCATTTGTTCCAAATTGTTTATTATTTGGTTTATATATTGAGTTACACACTTGCAATGGATCATGTAATGTTACTTGCGAATTATTTCTATTTATTGATTTAAAATTAAATTCACGCTGGTTATAATCTTTATTTTTATCAATTAAATATGTCTTGTAAGAATGATGATGATTTAAATCAAATTCATTTAATTTTGCTATACAAGCTATTAACTCTTCTTGTTCTTGAATTGTTTGTTCTATTCTTGGCACAATTGAAATGTCTAATTTATCTTTCTCAGGTATCGGTATAATTTTAGTTGTATTTATGTAATCTTTTGAAATGATATTTGGTAATCCTATTCTTTGATATCCTCTTTGTTGTGTTAGTTTTTCTACATTTTTATTTGTTTGTTCTAACATATTTATTTGATTTTGTGAAATATCTTGTATATGCTTAGTTAAATTATCACCAATTCCATCATTATTTGTGTCTTTACTTTCCGTTGGATCTTCTGGGAAAACATCCGCATTATCACCAACATTATCTCTATCAAGATCTGCTTGTTCATTTGGATCATCTGGAAAAGCATCTCTATAATCTCCTATTAAATCACCATCTCTATCTCCAATTTCTGTTGGATCATCAGGAAATACATCTAATATATCTGGTATTTTATCTAAATCACTATCAGTTAATCCGTTTCTCACAGGATTCCAATAATATGGTACTATTAATGTTTTAATATTGTCACAATTCAAAAATACATCACTACCCAATTTTAAATTTTTATCTGTATTTGTAAATATTATTTCTTGTAAATTATTATTATTTGCAAAGCATAAATTACCAATATTCATTAATGTATATATATCTGTAAAATCTAATTTTGTAAAAATATTATCACTAAAAGCCTCATTACCTATTGTTGTTATTCCATTATTAAATGTTAAAGTATTTATTTTATTATTTTTAAAAGCTTTATTTCCTATTGTTGTTAATGTTGTTGGTAAATTAAACACACTAATATTACAATTTTCAAAAGCACTCTCACCTATAAATATTAATTTTGGATCACTTATTTCTATATCTATATTTGTAATATTTGATAAATCTTTAAAAACATTTGCTTCAATTGCTGTAACACCTTTGATTATTTTTAAGGTACCGTCATTTTTTATTTCATACAACCAATTTTCAGCTAAACTTGATATTGATGTATCTATAGTATCGGATTCAAAATTAAAGTTTAACAAATCTATAACTGGTAATTTTAATTTTTCTTGGGTAAATGCTATTGTAAATCCTATTATTGGTAAATCAAGATATACAATATTTCCTGATATTTCTTGTCCTGGTGGAAAAACAACATTTGTTAAATTTGGAGTATTTAAAAATAACAGATCTGAGTTCAAACGCAAATCTTGTGTTATTGTACTAAAATCAACTGTTTGTAAATTTGATATATTAGCAAAAGCATAATTGTCTAAAATTCTTAATGACGGTCCAGAAATTTTAAAATCAATATTATTTAATAATGTATTGTTAAAAGCATATTGACCTATATTTGTTAATGATGTGGCATTTGATAAATTCAATATTTCCATTTGTGAATTATTAAAAGCATAATCATTTATATTTATAATTGTATTTATAACATCTAATTGTTTCACTTCTATATTTTCAAAGGCATTATCATTTATAATAGTTACACCATCAATAGGTGTTAAAATCTTTGTTGAATTAAATTTATCATAATCATATAACCAAATATCTCCTGATGTATCAATCGTTGTATCAATAATATTTATAGAATATTGATAACTCAATAATGCTGTTATTGATAACAATAATTTCTTTTGCGTGAAATCAATTGAAAAACCTACACCTTGTTCAGTTAAATTAATATTACTTGGTATTAATGCATTTTTAAAATTGTTTGTATTCAAAAATACACTATCTGCATTAATGCGTGTATTGTTACTTATATCACCAAAATCTACAAACTGTAATTTATTATTATTAGCAAACGCATTTGAATAAATAAAAGTTATATTATTATTTTTTGGAAAATATAAATTTTCAAAATCATTTTCATTAAACGCACTTTGATTTATTGTTCTTAAATTAATTGCACTTGATATATCTAACTCTTGGATATTACAATTTTCAAAACTACTTTCTCCAATTGTTATTAGTGATGACGGTAAAAATAATTTATTTATACTAATATCTTTAAAAGCATTATTTCTTATTTCCGTTACACCATTAATAATATTATAGTTATTTGAACTATCTTTACTATAAAGCCATAAATCTTGATTATTATCAATTACTGTATCGATTGAATTTAAAGGATATTGATAATGTAATAATTCATCAATTGTTATACGCAATTGTCTTTGTGTAAATTCTACAGAAAAACCAATGCCTTCGTTTGTTAAATTTAAATTAGGTGGTAAAGTAATATTAATAAAATTTGGTGTGTTTTTAAAGACATTTTCTCCATCAATTTTAGCATTATTTGTTAAATCAAATAAATTAACACTCGTTAAACTACTGTTATCAGCAAATGCTTCATTATCTATTAATGTAATATTACTACAAGCTCCTGATAAATCAATTGATTCAAAATTATTATTTTTAAATGCTTCACTATGTATAGTTGTAATTTTTGTACTATTTTTAATAGTCAAATGTGTTGCTTTATTATTTTTAAATGAACTCTTTCCTATTGTAATTATTTCTGCTGGTAAATTTATTACATTTAGACTATTATCTTTAAAACTATTGTCTCCTATAATTTGTAATGAAGCATCAAATATTACATTTGTTAAACCTTTGTTTTCAAATACACCATTTTTAATTTCTAATGTTTTATCATTTATTTTTAAATTATTATTGCTCAAATCATATAACCAAATATCATCATAAGAATCTATTACAACATCAATATCTTCTTCTGGAAATCCTGCGAATGTTAATTCATCATAATTATATAATAATTTTTCTTGTATTAAATCTAATCCAAAACCAATTATATATAATAAATCTCTCCAAATAAATGGAAATTTCATAGTTGTAACAGGATTGTTTAAAAAAGCACTACTATTTGTTCTCATACGAGTAGTATTTACTGATAAAAAATCAAATGTATGAATATTATTATATGCAAATGATAAACTTGAAATAGCTCTTAATGTAAATGCTTTGAACACAACTGTTTCTAAATTATTATAACTAAAACTTCCATTACCTATAACAATAAGTTGCATTGCTTGAGAAAAATCTACATATGATAATTTTGAATTTTTAAAAGCATTTTTTTTTATTTGTACAACATTTACAGGTATACTTACATTTGTATTTATCAAATTATTTTCTTCAAATACTTCTTCATCAATTATTGTTAAACCACTTGCATTTGATATATCTATTTCACTTATTAAATTATTTTTAAATGATGCTATTTCCAACGATGTAATATTAGACGGTATTGTTATTTTATTTGTTATTTTATTATTTTCAAATGCTGATTGTTGAATTGTTGTGAAATTACTAAAAGTAGGCAATAATAATATTTTTTCATATGGATTATCAAAAAAGCAATATCCTCCTATTTTTTCCAATACACAATTGGATAAATTTATATTTGAAAGTTTATTTTGTTGAAAACTGCCATAATTAAATGTTTTTAAACTACTATTGAATGATATTGAAGATATATCATTATCTGCAAAAGCATAATTATTTATAATTTTCATTGTATATGGAAAATTTAATGTTTGTAATTTATTATTTATAAAGGCATTTTCACTTATATTTTCTAAACCAACAGAGTTCGATATATTTAATATTTCTATATTACCAAAAGCAAAAGCTCCTTCATCTATTGTATTTACACTTGTTGGAATTGTTAATGATGTTATTTTATTATATGCAAAAGCATATTTACCTATATAATTTAAAGAAGATGGTAATAATAGTGTTTCTATAGGACATTTATAAAAACAATAATCATCTATTTTTGTTAAATTTGTACATGTTGTCAAATCAAGAGTTATTATTGAATTATTATAAAAACTACCATTTCCTAATGATGTTAAGTTAATACAATTCGTTAAATCTAACGATGTTATTAAATTATCTTTAAAAGCATTATTTGATATATCTGTTATACTTGAATTTGATAAATCTACATTTACTATTTTATTTTTTTCAAATGCTGATTGTTTTATTGTATTTATTGATGAATGAAAGTTAACACTTGATATATCTAAATTTTTAAATTCATTTTCTTCAATAATAGGTGTTGTTCCTGTAAAATCTAAGTTTTTATTTATAAATGTATAACTAATATCATTTATACCAATTAGATTTAATGAAACATCTGTATAACCAATATCTATTAATTTTGCCTTTTGTATACCAAATTTTTCTAACAAACTATATTGCGCTAATGTTGAACCTGTTAAATTTACTGAAATATCATTTAATATTTCTTGTCTTGTTTGTGATGATTTATAATATATATTGTTACTAATATCAAAAATAACAAATGAAATATCCTGCGATATTGAATCATTAAATGGATTCGTTGTATTTAATGTATTTGTTGTAAATAATATATTTTCTATTGGATTGTCTGGAAAAGAAGATTCAATCGTAATAACTGTTTCTGGTATTATAACTGTGTTAATATTTTTATTATAAAAAACATTCTCTTGTATTACTGTTGTTCCTGATAATATTTCGAGTATATTTTTTGTATCACTTGTTGTCAAATTAAATAAAAAATCATGATCATTATAATCACCCAATATTGTTGTCATAACTGATAATGATATATCTTGTGTTAATTCTTCGAATCTAAAACGACCGGTTTCTTGTATTGCACTACCTTGAATACTACCATTTATAAAATTAGTTATAGAACTATATGTTAATCCATTTACTGTTGTGTTATATACTGATGAACCTATACGATTTGTAATTATATTAATACTACCAAAATCTCCTTTTACGAATAAATGAATAGTTCCCGCTATAAATAAATATTCTTTATTATTTATTATTCTTAAACTTTGTAAACTATTTTCATATGCTTTATAATAAAAATTATTACTAATATCAATATTATCAAAAGCAAAATAATAACCTGATTGAGTTGTAATTGTATAAAAACCATTATTATCATCATCTGTTACCGTATAAAAATTGAAATTACTATACGGTTCTGACGATTCAAAACATACCTTATTTGTACGAATATATATATCACTCGTGTTACTCAAATACAAAGGTGTTAAAATTCTATTTTCAAGTGTATTATAATTATTTATTGTCATTAATTTTGATATACTATTTAACGAAACTTGACTAGTATTAAATATTTGTGAAGTCACTGTATCATTTTCATCTGTATGAAATGACACTAATGTATCTTTATTTATTGTATCAAATTCTATTCCTTTTCCTGTAAATGATAACTGTGTGTTAAATGATTTTTCTAACATTCTTTCAAAATCTTGAATAAAATAATCACCTTCATCAATTCTTGAAATATTATTATATTCTCCTGTTGGAACTATGTCTAAATTTCCTTCAGTACATATATATCTAAAAAATAATTGTTCATTTTTTTTTATTTGAATTATACTTTTATCTTTTGGCACTGCAAAAATTTTATTTGGCAAGCCAAATAAAGTAATATCTCTTGTTGTAGGTCTTAAAAATACTGAATATGCTTTCTCATTATTTTGTGATTTTTTTTTATATGTTAAAGTTCTTTTCTCATTTTCATTTTTTTCAACAATTAAGAAATTATTATAATCAATTTCATTTTGTGTAATAACATTTAAATTTACATTATTCGATATATCATTAAATTCTATATTATTGTCTTTTTCTTTTACACTACTTGTTGGATGTATTGTTTTTATTTGATTAGATATATCACTAATTAAATCATGTAAAAAATACACACCATGACTTATATCTATTATTCCTGATGACAAATCCGTTTCTAACTGTATATTTTCTGTTATTGTTGTGTAATTAAAACTTAATTTATTATCAGTATCATTTGTTCCTCCTAATGTTACACTTGTTGCACTTGTATCAAAAATATAATTAGGTATTCCTGTTAATGTTATTGGCTGTTTTGTTTGTAAATATAAATTATAATTTAAATCTTTCGTATTACTCATATATTTACCTTATTTTTTATAATATGTTTTGAACTTCTTTTTTAGATTTAAGCAAAATATTTTTTTTGAATCTAAATGTATATTAATGAGTTCTAATCGTTTTCCAAGATATATTCAAATATATGAACCATTTACATTAAATGATAGTTTGGGTAATAGTATTACATTTAATCCTGGTGCTACTCCTTCTTTTACAACTAATAGTCTTAATCTCAAATCTAAAGTTGTTAATTTAAATGCTTATGATTTTGTTGATTTTATGGATCATCTTAAATCTGTTTTTGATGTTTCATTTGTTGTTCAAGATGATGATTTACTAACTAGACATTCTTTTATTTCTGTTATTTATGAAAATCATGGCATCAACTTTTCTATTGATGGAAGTAACTCTCAAATAGTATTTAATAATAAATATGACAATAGCAATAATTATGCTATTACTGGATATAATGATGGTTTATATTTACAAAGTGACAAAAAAATTGTTTTATCTAATAATTCCAATTTAGACGGTAATATTCAACATGTTATTATTGATAATAGTGGCAATTTAGGTGTTGGTATTGATCCCTTATGTAATTTACATATTTCAGGCGGTGATATCAAATCAACTAATACAATTATGGAAAATAATGAAAATAAATTATTTTTTTCATTAGATAATATTGATTCCAGTCTAAATCGTGCTATTAATCTACATGACAAATCTATTATTTTTAATAATAAAAATATTTTAGATCACTCAAATAATTCCCTTTTTATTGGACCATTAAGTAATTTTAAAAAGGGAATTAAAATCGATCATAGTGGTAATCTTCATAATTACAACAATCTATTTTTTCCTAATCATGATACCAGCAATAACTTTGGTTTACATTATGATATGTCTTATAATAATTTAAATATTAATTACAATAGTTCATCGTTATTTTCATTTGATGCCAGTGGTAAATTTGGCATTGGTATTAATAATCCTCAAAATAATTTACATATTTATCAGGATTCAAGTAGTTCATCTTTATTGTTGGGTGAAAAAATCGATATTTCTAATCGTTCTATATTAATTAAATATAATCAAGGCACTGTTACCAACAATGGTGTGTTACAATTTAAACATTCTGGTGATAATGATGATAAATCTTTTTATTTTCAAAATGGAGGAAATGTTGGCATTGGTGTTAAAGAACCATTACATAATTTACATATTTATGGCGATTCAAGCAACTCTACTATTTTACTTGGTTCTGATATTTCTAACAATGTTGGAAGTTACATTAATTATTATCAAGGTGATATTTCCGGTTTTCAAATAGCACGCATGTATTTAGGTCATTATGATTCAAATGATAATAAAGGATTAAATATTTTGTCAAATGGTAATATTGGTATTGGTACAACAAATCCACTTTATCCATTAGATATTAGAAATAATATTGCTGGTGGTGTTGGTTGGACTGGTTTTATAGATGGGGATACATCAATATCTAAAAAAAATTCTAATAGTCAAATATCTATTAATGCACAATATGGTATTTTTGGTTCATCTGTAGGAGTATATTCTGATTCACGTATTAAAAATAAAATAAGCAATATTGATTCCAGTAAAGCATTAAAATGTATAAATCAATTGAAACCTGTTACTTTCGATTATATTGATACATGGTATAATGGCGATGGTAAAAATTTTGGTTTTATTGCACAAGATGTTCGTAATGTTATACCAGAATCATGTATTACTATGAATAAATATATACCAAGTATTTATGAATATTGTAAAATTAATGATGATATTATTGAATTAAATGAAAAAGATACAAGCTCTTTTGTTATGAATAAATTTGATAATATTTCTAAGGAAAAATATTGTAATATTGAAATATTTGACACATATGGAAATCGTGATAATGTTAAAATCATTCAAATATTATCTAATAAAAAATTTAAAATTACTAATATTTCTAATAGTTTACAAATTCATGATAATAGTATTTTTGTTTATGGTCAAGAAATAGATGATTTTTATGCTATTAAACAAGATTCAATTACTACTATTAATACAAGTGCTATTAAAGAACTAAATAATAAATTGGATGAAACTAATAAACAATTAGAATTACGTGATAAAAAAATCGATTACTTGGAACAACTAATAACTAATTTATCAACACGTATTTTTAAACTTGAACAAAATAATGATTAATTTTAATTATTTAGATTATATTTTTTATTTACATTTTCTTTCATGTTTATTTTCTTTTGTACATTTATTATTTTCTTTTTTACATTTTTTCATTTTATTTAAAAGATCTAAACAGTTTATTGAATTTCCTGAACCTAATTCTATACAATGAAATGTTTGATACACTATTTCCTTACATTCACCTTTAAATTTATTATCAATATATTTTGTTATTAACTTTTTTTGGTTTTCCATTTAGAAATAATTTCTATATAAATTTTATTCTATTTTTCATTTTACTAACTATTTTCTTTCAATTTTTTTTTATTAATTATAGTTTGTTATTTTTCATTTTTGTTATTTCATATTTTCTTATTTTACATTGTTTCATTTTTTTAATTTCATTTATTATTAATTAAAAAAAATCTATTATTATCTATCTATATTACAATTATATATGAGTTTCTCATTTCCAAAAGAGATTATTATTACAGAAGAATTTACATTGCGTGATGAAACAGGTAATTCAATAACTTTTAATACTAATGGTACTGCATCAAGTGCTACAAGTGCCGGTGGTATTGTAACACGTACTGTTACTGATCCTAAATTTACTTCTAGTGCTTTTGTTGACTTACTCAATGAAGTTTTTAATGCCGGTTTTGTTTTAGAAGATGATGAATATTTAACTACATCTGTAGGTAGAAATGTTTTTCTTGAAAGAACTGGTGGCAGTGTAAATAATTTTTTATCTGTGCTAGGTAATTTAAATGTTACTAATAATATTGATGTTTCTGGCAATATTACTTCTCCTGGAACTTTAAATATTGGCTCTATTGTAAGTTCTGGCCAAATACAAATTGGCATTGGAACTCTTGCTATTACTGATAAAATAGATATAGATGGTGGTGGTTATGCTACTAATAGTACAACTGAATTCAAACCTATTTCAATTGGTTACGAATGTAATATTACTGGTGGTCAAAATTCAACTATTACATTAGGTAACTTTTCTGGAAGAAATGATCAAAAATTACAGGCTATTGCTATTGGTAATTATGCCGCTAATATAGGTCAAAATCAAAATTCTATTGCAATTGGTGTTGAATCTGCTCGAAATTATCAAGGTACAAGCTCTATTGCTATTGGAACATATGCTGGACAAAATCAACAAGATAATTTTACTATTGCTCTTGGTGAAAATTCTGGAAGAAATCGACAAGGTGAAAAATCCATTGCAATTGGTATTAATTCTGGTTTTGATAATCAATTATCTTCATCTATTAGTATTGGTGATAGTGCAGGAAGAAATAATCAAAGTTCTTACAGTATTGCTATTGGTAACGAATCTGGAAAAACAAGTCAACAAATTAAATCTATAGCACTTGGTTATTATAGTGCTAGTAATAATCAATCGTCTAATTCTATTGCTATTGGTTCACAAGCTGCTGAAAATAATCAATTATCTAATTCTATTGCAATTGGTAGTTATGCTGGACAAAATCAACAAAATATTAATTCTATTGCTATTGGTAATCTTAGTGCTCAACACAATCAAAGTTCTGAATCGGTAGCCATTGGTTATGCATCTGGCTCAGTTAATCAAGGCTCATATAATGTTGCTATTGGTAGAGATAGTGGTGAAGCTTATCAAGCTACACAAAGTGTTGCTATTGGATATCATGCTGGTGCTGTTAATCAAGGTCTTGGTGTTGATAATAATTACTTTTTTCCTGGTTATTCTGTTGCTGTTGGTGCTGAAGCTGGAATGACTAAACAAGGAAATTATTCAACTGCTCTAGGTTATCGTGCTGGAGGTGTAAATCAAGGTCAATTATCTGTTGCACTTGGTCATGATGCAGGAAAAGAAACACAAGGTTTTAATAGTGTTGCGGTTGGTGTATATAGTGGGGAAAACTTTCAAGCACAAAATTGTGTTTCTATTGGTAAAGGTGCTGCTAGAAATAATCAACAACAACTTTCTATAGCCATTGGTTTGGCCGCTGCTAATACAAATCAAGGGTCAAGATGTATTGCTATTGGTGAATATGCTGGTTTAAATTATCAATCTCAATGGAGTATTGCTATTGGTGGTAGAGCTGCCAGATATAATCAAGCAACTGGTAGTATTGCTATTGGTCCTTATGCCGGTGATAATTTTCAAAATACATATTCTGTTTCTCTTGGTTATGAATCAGCTATTCAAAACCAATCAAGTAAATCTATTGCTATTGGTTATCAATCAGGCAAAGAATTTCAAAATACTAAATCTATTGCTATTGGCAATTTAGCAGGTAAAAGTTATCAATCTTTATCTTGTGTTGCTGTCGGTGATGATTCTGGTTCAATTAATCAAAAACAATATTCTATTGCTGTTGGTTTTGAATCTGGTAAAAATAATCAAGGTATTCCCAACTCTGGTGATGAAGGTTTTTCTGTTGCAATCGGTTATAAATCAGGTAATTTTAATCAAACTACAGGAGCTGTTGCTATTGGCAAAAATTCTGGATTTACTTATCAAAAACGTGATTGTATTGCTATAGGTAATAGCGCTGGTTATCAAAATCAAGGCAATGAAAGCATTTCCATTGGAAAAAATGCTGGTAAAACGTTTCAAAGTACTAATGCTATTGCTATTGGTGCTAATTCTGGCGAAAATTATCAAGAAACTGAATGTATTGCTATTGGTGAAAATGCTGGTATTACAAATCAAAACAGGGCTGCTATTGCTATTGGTTTTAAATCAGGGGCAAAATTTCAAGATACTCAATCTACTGCTATTGGTTATAAAGCAGGACATGATAATCAAGGTGATTCAGCTATTGCAATTGGTGAAAGCGCTGGTCTTGAAAGACAAGGAGACCATTCCATTGCTATTGGTACTAAATCAGGCTATAAAAGATTAGGTACTAATTCCATTTCTATTGGTCAATATTCCAGTGGTGGAGCAAATGATATACAACCAAACAATTCTATTTCTTTAAATGCTACTGGAAGTGAAAAACCTGTATCTGATAGTGGTAGTTTTTATGTAAATCCTGTTCGTAATGTTGTTAGTGATACTAATACTGCTTATGCTTTTATACGATATAATTGGCGCAATGGAGAAATATTCGCCAACAATAAACATTTAGATTTTGGTTATACAGGTTCTTACAATCAAAAAATTCGTTGGAATGTTACTGGTGTTAATAATAGCAATCTTACCAGTGAAACTGGACCTAATCAAATTCAACTTTGGTCAGATGCTCGTTACGGCTTTGGTATTGAAAGTCATAGCGTAAAATATCATTCTAATATAAACCATAATTTTTATTATTATAGTGGAGGTAATCCTTCCACTACTAATGGAACACGTGTTTTACAATTAAATTATTCAAATGCTATTGTTACTGGTAATATTGCTGCTAATGGTGTTAGTTCACCATCATATCCTCTTGATTTTAATGGTATTTCACATGCTGGTGCAGAAGGTTTTCATTCTGGCAAAATTATTTATTATGATCGTTTAGATACTAATAATAATTTGAGTGAAGTTTCTAACGATATTAGTACATTTGACACACAAGGACAAGTTCGTTTTACTGGAGGCGCTTGTGAAATTTTAGGTTCTGGACATATTATTACAAATACTTATGATTTTAGAAATTATTTTGGTCATGGATATTTTGATAGAACATCTCAAGATATTAGAGATAATAGTGTAAATCGTGGTGAAATTTCTACTCGTATTTTACTTAAATTAAATGCCAATTTTTACTCCCATGATTCTATTGATGAATTTTTCAAAATTGAATTATATGATTCTACTGGCTCTACTTTAATTGATACTTTATATGTTGGTTGTGTTACTGAACGTAATAATCCTGGCTACATTCCTATTGTTTGTGATCTTACACAATATATTACCAATACACAAAATCAATTTAGATTTAAATTTTCACAGACCGCTAATGCTTTAGGTGACTATACTTTTATCAAAAATTTCACCATTTGTCTTGATGATTCTACTTCATGGTATAATTTTTCAACATTTAATAGCAATGTTATTAACAATCTTAAAATTCCTGTTGGTACAACTACACAACGCCCAACGGCTGTTGACTCTTCACATTATGGTTATATTCGCTATAATACCACTACAAGTTCTTATGAAGGTTTTGGTGCTGGTAATACATGGGGAAGTCTTGGTGGTATAAAAGATGTTGACCAAGATACTTATATTACTGCTGAAAATAGTCCAGGCACTGATAATGATCAATTGAAATTTTATACTGCTGGTACTGAAAAAATGATAATTAATACTAACGGTGATTTTGGTCTTAATATTTCAAATCCTACTTCTAAATTACATATTTATGCTAATAATACAACAAGTATAAATCATGAACCGGCTATTAAATTACTTACAAACAATAGGTTTAATAATACATCTGGTTCATCATGGAGTTTAATTAGTATTAATGGTACATCTCATCCTAATGATTATTCTGGTCTTACTTCTAATGGTAATGAAGAATTTGAACAAGTTGGTATTAATTTGATTAATTATAATACAAGTGGTAGTGGTCAATATGGTATTAATTCACGCAGTAAAACTGGTATTGGATTTACTGTTCGTCATAACACTACATTACACGAAAATGCTCTTGCTATTTCAAGTGATGGCAATGTCGGTATTGGGACTACTGGTCCTAGTAATAAATTACATGTTGATACAAGTACTACTTATGATGGCATAATTTTATATAATGGAAATAATGAGTTGTGTAAACTTGCAAAAGATACTAATAATGCTGGTTATCTTCAATTGAAAGAAAATAATAGTGCAAAAGTACGATTCTTTTCTAAAGCAGGTCAGGATTCTTTCATTAATAACGGTGGTAATTTTGGTATTGGAACTAGTAGTCCTAATGCGAAACTTCATGTTAACGGTAATATAAAGTGTTCTGGTGATTTAACTGTTAGTGGTAACGATATTATATTCGGTAATGGAGAATCAATTAAAAATACTACTAATAATATTATTGATATTTATGCTACTACAACAAGGTTATCTGGTGATTTATTTTTAAAAAAAACTGGTAATAATGGTGGAATTATTCAAGCATATGACGCAAATCATGCAATATATATCAGAAGAGGATATAATCAAGCCAGTAATGATTATAGTGATCATTTAGATTTTCATGAATACGGAAACATAAGATTTTATACTAATGGTTTTATTCAAAATCAAACTGAAAAGATGAGGATTAATCAAAATGGCAATGTTGGTATTGGCACTACCACTCCTAGCGAAAAATTATCAATTGGTAGTGGTGGTAATTTACAATTTAATTTAGATGAAAATCTTGCGAGAGATACTACTAGTGCTGCTAGTGCTCTAACATATTTTAAAAGTAAAGAACAAAATATTATACGTAACGCGAATAAAAATTATAGAAACAGTGGCGATGGAGGTTCGCTTTTTGACACTCATAAAATTGTTTTAGGTTATTCAGATTTAAATAATATGGATACTGGTGGTGGTGGTTATTATCCAAAACATCATGCTATTAAATTTCAAATGATTCCTAATTGGGAAACTGGATATGATAGTGTAAATAATGTTTATCCTGCTGCAGGTTCTATTGAACCTACTACTATGATGGTTATTAATGGAGATGGCAATGTTGGTATTGGCACTGAAAGCCCTAATTATAATTTAGATGTTTCTGGTGATGTTCATTTTTCAGGAGCAATTATTGGTGAATCTACCTATTCAAAACGTTTTAATTTTTATTCTAATGACACACAACAAATTGAATTAACACTTGTAGGTGGTAGTTCTGGTTTTAATAATATATATATTGAACTTAAAGTTTCTGCTGGTGCTGGTAATAGCAGTGGTGCAGGAACAGTTCATAATTATTATCTTTTAAAATATTATAATACAGACGTAGATGCTAATTTAATACGATCTTATAAAACACCATACAGCACAAGTTATCATCTTGCAAGTGTTTCTTACGTTCAATCCGGAACTAAAATTAAAATAATGGTTAACCCTATTGATGGATATCAGCAAACTGTTGATGGATGGATATTTGTAAGTATATATAGTGATGGACCTACTATAAGTGCTACCAGTCATACTACTGTAACAGATGCTGTTACAGAAAATTCTTTGGTCACATCAGGTAGAATTGCTTTAGGTGGTAATGTCGGTATTGGGACTACTAGTCCTAGTCAAAAATTACATATACATGATGGTGGTTTTTCTGTTACTGGTTATTCTACTGCTGGTGCTACTCTTTTTAATTCCGTAACACCTGGTGTACATATTGGAACTCACGGTTCTACCGCCACGCCTTATGGTTTTATTGAACTTGTTGCTGGTAATGAAGCTGGTAGTTGGATTGATTTTAAAGATACTACAAACAATAATACCAACGCAGATTTTGAAGGACGTATTCGTTATGGTTCTGGTGGTAGTTTTGCTGGTATGGGATTTTTGACTAATAGTAATGAAAGAATGCGTATTGCCACTAATGGCAATGTCGGTATTGGAACTACTGCTCCAGAAGCACAATTAGAATTATCTAAATCAGGTGGAACTACTTTATCTATTGTAAATCCTGATGGCTTCTATGATAGTCAAAATCAATCCATTGAATTTAAAACAAATTATGCTACTGTTGGTTTTATACAACAAGAAAGTGTATTTTTAAAAATTGGTACTACTGGTACTAATCCATCTCTCAACACAGGTATTAAATTTTATACTACATCATACGATTCAACTGGTGGTACTACAGGAACTCGTGACCGTATAGCAGGTCGAAAATTTTATCAAATTAATAATCCATTCATAGAAGAGACATATAACTCTACTGCTGATAATTGTCAAATGATAATTGATGGTAATGGCAATGTCGGTATTGGAACTACTACCCCAGAATTACCGTTTGAAGTTGTTGGTAATAATGGTATATCCAATCCTAATACTAATAATTTATCAAACGCTATTGCAAAATTTACTGCAAATGATGTTGCTGGTGTAGTAATTGGTTCTACAAATGGTAATGCTCCTTATATTGCGGATTGTAATGGTGCTTCCACAAATTCAATAGGTTTAAGATTTTTAACTCAAAGTCAAGAAAGAATACGAATTACATCTGCTGGTAATGTCGGTATTGGGACTAATAGTCCTGGTGAATTATTAGAAACTAAAGGTAATATATTCTTAAACAACTATTCACAAAACAGTAATGGTACTAGAACTGGTGGAAAACTTTTATTTGATGGCTCTTTTGATGTTGGTGGTAACGGTGCAGAAGGACCACAGAAGATTGATCTTTATAATAAATCTGGAAATTACGGTTTTGGCGTAGAAGGTGGTACAACAACATATTTTTCTGCAAATAAACATAAATGGTATACAACAAGTGGTTCTACAACAGCAAGAATGATTTTAGATAGTGATAAGCTTGGTATTGGGACTACTACTCCTAGTTATAATTTAGATGTTGCTGGTGATATTAATTTTACCGGTACTTTATATCAAAATGGTTCTGCTTTTAGTGGGGGAGGTGGAGGGTCATCTTCCACTTCAGGTTTTTCTGTTACTGGCGGAGGTAGTACTTTAAATAGTACAAGAAGTGTAGGTGTCCATTTAGCTACTCTTACTAGTGGCAATGTTAATGGAACTGAACATAGTTTTATTGAATTAGTTTCCAGCAATGATAATGGTAGTTGGATCGATTTTAAAGATAGTTCTAGTGGAAACGCTGATCGTGAAGGTCGTATACGTCATGGTTATGGTGGTACTACCAATGGTTTACAATTTGAAACAGCACAAACTACCAGAATGCATATTGGTAATAATGGCAATGTCGGTATTGGGACTACTAGTCCTTCTAATAAACTCACTATTAATGGAAGCAATAATGATACTGTTCCTATTTTGGGTTTAACAAGTGGTAATGGTAATAATGGATTTAATAATGGAGCTCAAATTGCTTTTGGATTTAATGGAACCAATACTTATCAACACTTCATTCAAACACGCCATGAAGGTGGTAGTGGAGTTAATAATGCAATTGATTTCTATGTATCTGATGGAACTCAAAATAACACTCTTACATCTGGTTCAACACATACTATGACTCTTAGATCAGGCAATGTCGGTATTGGGACTACAAGTCCTAGTAAAACACTACACGTTGCTGGTACTTCAATTATTGGTTCAGGTGTAAATAATATTACACCAATTGGTGTTGGTGACCCTTCTATTCAATGTAAGGATATTGTGTTACATAACAATTCTGCTAATGACCAAATGTATATTAGACGTATAGGTGCTTCAAAATATCAATTTCAAACAGGACATAATGCTGGACATTTACATTTACAACCGTATGGTGGCAATGTCGGTATTGGAACTACAAATCCTGTTGCCAAGTTGAATATTATTAGTGGTGGTCTTGAAGCTTTACGTATCAATGGTACAAGTTATGTTAGTCATTTTCTTCATGGTACAAATGAAGATGTATATATTCGACCTGGAAAAGCTGCCGGAAATGTTATGATTGCTGATGTTGGTAGTAATGTCGGTATTGGGACTATAAGTCCTGCTGCCAAATTGGATGTTAATGGTTCTGTTAGATCTGCTTATGATACTGATACTACTTCTTATTTTGGACGTACTGCTATTGGTTATGGAGGTGGTCATTCTAACTTCGCTTTCTTCTCACATATTGATAAATCTACTGATTCAGGAAGTTATGCTTTGAAACAAAATAGTGGAGGTGGTACTTATTTAAATTCCGCAACTGGGAAAAAAATTGAATTCAAAATAAATAATCAAGCTAAAGCAGTACTTGATGCCAATGGTAATTTCGGTATTGGGACTACTGGTCCTCAGTATAAATTACACGTTATAGGTGAAGCATTTTTTAATGATACAGATGCTGGTTCTATTCGTATTCATAGCAATCAAATTAACTTTGAAGGTATTAACGATCAGGCTGATAATGATGATTATGCTTACATTGGTAGAACAAATAATGATCTACATATTGTAAATGGTAATAATTACGATAATGATGTTCGTATATATGCAGCTAGTCACCCTGTTACATATAGTGGTGGTAGCGATAAAGGTAGAGTTGTTGTTAGAAATTTATCCAATAACTCAGATGATCGTATTAAACATAATGAAGAAATAATCACAAATGCTTTAAGCGATATAAGACAACTTACTCCTAAAAAATATTGGAAATTAGATGATGTATTATATGATGAAAATCACAACTTTGATTTGGATACTAACGGATATCCTATTGATTCTTCTGGTAATAGAGTACCTGCTTATATAGAACATGGTTTAATTGCTCAAGAAGTTTTAAATATTGATTCTTTTATACCTTTTGTAGGTAATCCTCGCGCAAATCAAGATAATAGTACATATTCTCTAGAATATAGTAACATATTTGTACATTCTATTGCTGCTATTAAAGAATTAGATGCTGCTCATAGTGTAACAAAACAAGAACTTGAAGCTGAAAAAACCAAGACCGCCAGTTTGGAAACAAAAGTAACATCTCTTGAAACACAATTAGCTGCGGTTTTAGCACGTTTAGATGCTCTAGAAAATAATTAAGTTCTTTTGTTTAGTTATTGAATTAAAAAATACATAAAAAAATAATTAAATTTTGTTAATTATAATAAAATTTAATTACTATTAATCTTCGTCACTATAATAATCTTCACTATAATCATTTCCTTCTTTTCCGTAATAAATTTTTTGAAATTGAGGATTATCACTAATACATTCAACAAAATCATTAGGAGTGTACATAAATGTAGATTCAAATTTAAAGCATTCATTACAATCTCTTTTTTTATATATTTTATACTTACCATTATCTGGACAATTATTACATACACAGTTTGGATATACATAATTGTTCCAAACAAACTCTTCATATTTTTCTTTTTTTTCATATAAATAATTAAAATATTGTTGTAGTGCTTCGTATGCTATTTCATTTACCATGTATTTACGTATATTATTTATAATTTCATCTGGTAATTCTTTTTTCAAAATTTCCAAAGCTATTGAATATGACATTTCCATTATATTTTTCTTTTTATATTATCTTTTTTATTTTTTTTCAATTTTTTTTTATAATTCTATACTTGTTTGACCACCAAATTCTAATATAATCTCACTTAAATCAGCACATAAATGTTGATTGCAAAGATTTACTACTTCTACATGTTTTTCATTATCTTCTTCCGTTAGCAAAATTTCTTTTATTAAATTACATGTTACATGTGTTTGATAATTATAATAATATTGTTCATATGGATGAATCGTTGTTTTTTCAATCGTTATTGTTTTCTTTCCATGATTATTTGTCATTATATTTATCAATTTACCATTATTTTCTGTTCCATCTGTGTATATTATTTTTACATCTTTGTTATAATGTTTTGAATAGTCCTTTGCCTTCGCTTTAGTATTTTGATGTTGAAATGATATTTTTTTCATTCTCATGATTTCAATATTAATTTTATTGCATTTAATATTGAAATAGATTTATTCAATTTTTATAATAATGATAAAAATTGAATTATTGTTATGACTCTATTTCTTTGTTATAAATGAATCAACTTGATTTATTAACCACCCTACTTGATGAAATAAAAATTATTAAAACCGATATAGCCAATATTAAAACTCATTTATTATCTAACTCTAATTCAAAATCTACTTCAAATAATAATTTGAATATTAATGATTTACTTCAACAAAATACTAACGTATCCATCTCATTTACAGATTATTTAAATTCATTCAATATTAATCGTGAAGATTTACAAATAATCTTTGAAGCAAATACCTATGACGAAGGTTTTATGAATATTTTACGCAAGTATATTTTACACGATAATATTTCTCAATTTCCTTTGCGTGCTTTTAAAGATAATGTTCATGGACAACAATTCTATTGCTACGATAATTTCTCTGAAACATCTAATGATGATAATATATTTAAATGGCAAATTATTCCATCAAATAAACTTGCATCAAAATTACAAATCATTAATCAAAAAATTATGAGAGAATTTAGCCATTGGCAAAATGAACATTTACATCTTCTTTCTACATCACAAAATTTTCAAGCAAATTACCACATTCAAATTCAAAAATTAACCAGTGGTGTTATTGAAAAATATATTCAAACTAATACTACATTTCGCAATGATTTGTTTAATTTCATTAAAATTTAAATTAACTATTTATTATATATATTATCACTAATAAAGTCATATTATATATTTTTTTGCTTTTACAATTACGTATTTTTGTTTTGTTTTGTTTTGTTTTGTTTTGTTTTGTTTTTTGTTTTTCATTAAATTTTAATTACTTATACAATATATATATGACTACATCACCTAAAATTAAAATTCATGGTTTTAGCAAAACAATTGTTAATAATAATGTTGTTGATGACACCAAGTGGAAAATTTTTTCTAATAATGGAATTTCTTTTGACGGTATTGTTCTTGGTTCTAAAAAATCCAAAATTCGCGATTTTAAGCTAAATGATATTGAAAAACTTTTTGCAAAACAATTTCAAAATATTCCAAATAAAAAATCTAGAAAAAAAAGCATCAAAAATAAAAAATCTAAATCACGCTCCAAAACTATGAAAAATAGAAATAATTAATTTTTTTTCTCATTGTTATCCAACGCTTTTAAATATTCTTCATAACTTGGCACTTTATTACTAATTACCTGCTTTTCGCTTTTTAAATTTATATTCATTTTTGTCCATATTTTTTTTATATTTTTCAAAATATAATAATCCGTTTCTGAATAAGAACGATTTCGTCTTTCTATTACTTTTTTATCTTTTCCATGCTTTTCATGTCCACATTTGTCACTAAATAATGACGTGTATAATATTTTATTATTCATTTCATTTACAACGTTTTCTATTGTCATTCTTATTTGTTGCACGTATTTGATAAACATACAACACAATTCTATTTCTTCTTTTGTTTCTTTAAAACGTGCTTCCATTATTGTTGAAATATTATTCGATGATACTTTTTTATTCTTATTACTGTAATAATTACATTTGTTGGTATAAGAATCATATTGATTATCGTAATCATTTTCAATTTCGTAATCAATAATATAAACATTCTCAAATCCTTGATTCTTAAAATCTTCCAACAATGTGTTTTCGCTCTTTACTTGCTGTCTTTTACAGTTTAACGATACTGTTACTAAGTAAGTCATCTTATAATATTTTATTATATTTTAACTTTGCTCAATTTTTATCATTACTTTGTTTTCTTTCTTGTTTTTCGCTTTTCATGATGTTGATATTATGTTAATAATATTATGTTGATATAACAAAATTTATCTATTATCATATAATAATAATATATAGAGATGTCAAATTGGAGAAAATTTGGTGGTACTGATGATTTAAATAGACATATATTAGCTTCTTCTGCTATTGGTACTGGTGTCATTAGTGAAATTGAAGCTAACATTTTACGTGTTGGTAATACACGTTTGAAAGAAGAACAACAAAATGGTCTTTGGTTTCGTGGTCTTGATCACACAAATCCCAATTTCAATAAATCTTCTGAAGTTATTGCATTTACTTCTATTGAAGAAAGATTTTATAACACCAATACCGGTGATAGTGAATTATTATTATTTAAAGCCAGAGATGTTAATACTAATCTTGTTAATCCTTTTGTTGATCCTTCATATAATTTAAATTTACAACGTGGTGACCGTATTCGTTTACTTGGTCCTACTATTGCTTTTGATACATATAATGTTTCTATTGATGCTAATAACGTCGATATTATTAATGAAACATATAAAAATGAAAATACAAGAGTCATTATTGATCAAAATGGCTTTGTTGGTATTAATACTATTACTCCTGGTCAATATTTAGATGTTGTTGGTAAAATTAATTTACAATCTGCTACAGATAAATCCAATATTTATATTGCTAATTTCTCCGATCCAGATCCTTCAAATCTAGGAAATAATAATATTGGCATTGGTACTCACATTTTTGCTCGTAGTGATTTTAATGCTTCTAACAATATTGTTCTTGGCAGTGAATGTCATCGTTTTAATAAAAATGCCTCTACTAATATTGCTGTTGGTAATTTTTCACAACAAATTATTAATAGCGGTAATAACAATATTTCTTTCGGTCATTACAGTTCTAACATTTTAAATAATGGCGCTAACAATATTTCTATTGGTAATGAATCTTTACGTAATACTAATAGATACAATAATAACATTTCTATTGGTCACTCCAATTTTAGAGATCTTAATTCTACTGTTGATTATGATGTTAATAATGATTATAATATTTCTATTGGTAATATTGCTGGACAAACTGCTCTTGGTGGCTATAATTCTTTTATTGGTCATTCTTCGGGCGTTTCTGCGCAAAGTAATCGCTCTATTGCATTAGGATATAAAAGTTTATATTCAAGTATTGGTGACGATAATATTGCTATTGGATATGAATCTATGGCCGATTCTCGCATTTTTCCCAGTAATACTACATATCACTCAAATTCATTTTTAGGAAATTATTCTGGGTCCATTTTAAAAGGTGATAATAATTGTGGCTTTGGCTTTAAATCACAACAAATTAGTACTGGTAATAAAAATATTTCTATTGGTTCTTTCGCTTTAATGCAAAATAGTGGCACCAATAATATTGCCATTGGTCATTCAAGCAATCCTAAAAATTCTGGCTCTTCTAATGTTTCTATTGGTATTAATACATTGAGCTTGTTAAATATAAATCCTGATATTGTTTCAGGAACCAATAATGTTGTTCTTGGTTCTTATTCTGGTACTTCCCTTACTGGTAGTAATAATGTTTGTCTTGGCACTTATTCCAATACAGAAATTGATTGCAATAATAGCATTGCTATTGGGTATCGTTCCTTTGCTGCAACAAGTAACTCTATTGTACTTGGCGATCCTACCAACGATTCTATCAAAATTGGTTTAGGTACAAGTTCTCCTGAACATAACATTGATGTTCGAAATAATTTATATAATTCAACACTCAATTTAAAATGTGGCTACGCCAAACATAGTGATATATTACTTTCACGTAATAAAAGCAATGACACCAACATATCAAATGATGTTCCCACTAATATTTTTATGCGCTACAATCCTCGTTTTGATACTTCTTTTTCTAATGTCTTATTCGATGATAATGATGTTCCTCTTGTTTCCAATCTTGAAGAAAAATTTATTATTGGGTTTGAAAGAAATAATCTTCATCTTCCCATTATTAATATTAGTAATTTAAATAAAATCGGTTTTGGTTTACATCCTGTATATGATTTTGATGTTTTTTATGAATCACGATTTCAAAAAGATCTTCATATTAATAGTAATTTATTTGTTGGTAATATTAACAACACTTCTCAATATTTTAGTACTACATATAATAGCTATTTTAATGATAAATGTCTTTTTGTTGATGGTTTTGATGTTTTAGGTAACGTTAATTTTGATTTAAATAATAATACTACTTTTCAATCTACTCCTTTTTTAAATAAAGGTGCTCAAATTTCTAATAACACCAGTAACTCCACCTATTCTTTAATTGTTGAAGGGGATGTAAAATTAACTCCAAACAATAATGTTGGAAATAGATCTCATTTAATTATTAATACCGATGTTAACGTTTTACAACGTGAACACGATTTATATGTAAATGGAACCTCTCTTTTTGAAAATAAAATATTTGCTAATTCTTTAAATGTAACTGATAATGTTGCTTTATTTCAAAAAGCTATTGACGTATCTGGCGGCATTAGTAAATTTGGTAATATTTGTAGCTTTGACTCATCCGGAAATAATAATCGCTGCATTTTTCATCCCGGCTCTATATTAGATATTTGCGGTAACTTCAATCTTGGTAATTTCTCCACTGCTGGGTTTCAAACCAACATGATTCGCTCTCAAAATGATATTAGTAATAATGTTACACTTAATATTTATGATGATTATTTAGATAGTACTAATCCTGTTCTTGATAATTCTGGATATACTGCTTTTTCTTTTGGTAATAATTTAATTAATACTGAACAATTAGTTCAAATACGTTCTAAAGATGCTCGCGCTGGTGATAATAGTAATGTTAATCGTCTTTTAATTACCAGTGAAAATGTTTCTCACACTGCTCAAGTTATGCTTGGTTCATCCGTTCAAGCTACAAATGTTTTTAATGATGAACATTCTTTTCTTTCACATAGCCATGATTTTAAATTTTATCCTATGGTTAATAATGATCTTAAAATTTATAATAGTCAAACTGACACTTCCGCTAATATTATTATTGAACCAAGTGGCACTTTCACTTTGACTGGTTTTAATACCAGTGCTAATTCCAATTTATTAACTGTTAATGGTAATGCTAACTTCAATGATGTTACAAGTACAACTGTTAATAGCAATAGTATAAATGTTTCTAATAATTTAATTGCTTATGATATTTCAAGCACTTATGGTTATATACGTGATTTAACTGTTTCTAATATTACTGGACTTATTGACGTTAGTTTTTCTACTGATCTTTCATTAATTGATATTAATGCTGAAACTATGAACCTTAGCAAAACATTTGATATGAGTGGTATGTTTCTTTTTGATAATCTTAACCGCTCCGTTTCTTTCCGCGATTCTAATATTGATATTTCTTCTTCTACTACTAAACATTTTAACGTTCATCGCGATCTTAATGTTTTAAATTCTAATGTTAATATTTCTGGCGGTTTAAATATTTCTGGTGATGTTGTTTTAAATGGCATTTTTAATGCTCATAATTTAGAAGTTAATGCTATGATAACTGCTTCTGGCGGGTTTTTTGAAGATTTGGATTGTCGCTTGATAGATGCAACCACTTTTACTTCAACCAATAGCAATATTGCTAACTTGGTTGCCACTGATATGACTTTTCGCAATCACTTGAATGCTGATAACTTTACCACTGCTAATTTTTATGATATTAGTTTTACACATCGCATGGAAGGTGTCATTGGTTCCAAATTAAATACTTTTGAATTTGAAGGTCGCGATTGTAAAGTTACTAATATTTTAGAAATTACTAATGATACGTCGGCTGTTCATTTAACATCACAAGATGTTAGTGTCAACAATAATCTTGATGTTTCAGGGACTGTTGATTGTGACCTTTTGAAAGGTAGAGGTGTTACACCTGTTGGAGGAATCATCTTTTGGAATGGGAGCAGTCTTGATATTCCATATAATTGGAATATTTGCTTTGGCACAAATAATACTCCTGATCTTAAACATTTAATGTCATTGGATCCTTCTCAAAATATTACTTATTATGTTAGAAGCAATACTAATCACGGCGATGCTCCTTATTTTATTTTTAGTGATAATCCTGCTTTTGATGCTCCCGCTTTAAATAATTCATCCACTCCTTTTGTTTTGTTTACTGGCAATATATATACTTTCATTTGGAACGATAATAATATCAATAATCATCCATTTAATATTGGTACTGAATTTCGTGCAAATAATAGTGGTATTAATATTGTCTCTACAAATACTGATCCCAGCACCATTTTTTCTATCAAAAATATGGGTGAGTCTTTAACATTTTCTATACCTCATTTCTATCAAGGTCTTGATCTTCAATATTATTGTTATGAACTTCACGGCGCTAATAGTGATGAAGAATATATTAGCAATTTTACCATTGGTTCTAATTATACTCTTGGATATATTAAACGCAATTCATAAATGCTTTTTATCTAAATGCTTTTTATTAATCTATTTAAACACTAAATGTTATGTTTTATTATGACCAAATATAACATTGACTATTTAAAAAATTTAAATTCACATCAACGCGACTCTAATATCGTTTTTTATGAACCAACACATAAATATACTGTTCTCAACGATAAGGAATCTAAATATACTTCTGTTACTACCTGGAATCACTCCCACTTTGAAGCTTTTAATGCCGACAAAATTATTAATAAAATGATGTCGAGTAATAACTGGCAAATTGGTCATAAATATTATGGTAAAACTCCGGATGAAATTAAACGCATTTGGGATGATAATAGAGATTCTGCCGCCAAATATGGCACTCAAATGCACTATTTAATTGAATGTTTTATGAATTTAGGTCAATTTATGGATCCTTGCGATTCCATTCGTCTTCTTGATTTATTTTGCTTTTATATGGAAAATACTAACATTATGGACGTTTGCCATGATTCTAATTATCCTATTGATATTGAATTTAAATATTTTCTCAATTTTGTACAAGCTTATCCTGATTTAATTCCATTTCGCACTGAATGGGTTATTTATGACGAGGAACTTAAACTTTCCGGCTCTATTGACATGCTCTTTACTGATAAAAATGGCAAATATCATATTTACGATTGGAAACGTTCTAAAGATATCGTAAAATCCAATTCTTGGTTTAAATTTTCTCATGTTGATGATTTATCACATATTCCTGATACAAATTATTGGCATTATTGTTTACAATTAAACACTTATAAAGCCATTTTACAACGTAAATATAATATTACTATTGATTCTATGTTTTTAGTTTGCTTACACCCTGATAATAAAAATAATAACTTTATTCTTTTTAAAGTTGTTGATCTTCAAAAGGAACTCGATTCTTTGTTTTCTACAATGTTAAATTAATTTAATCTTTTTATTTTTTTCTTTTTTATTTTTAATATTTTATTGTAATTACTTAAATATTTTTTGCTTTTTATTTTATGTATAAAATATTTAACTTCTCGTTTTTAAAACCAAGTATACATGATTTTTTAAAACATTTTAATCATTTTTACCATTTTAAACCACTATTGTTATTTTCCAGTTTATGCATTTCTTTTTCTTTTTACAATAAAGTATGTTCACTTCTTAAACCGTCTATTAAAAAAGTTAATCCTGTTAAATCTTATGTCGATTGCTACAAGGAAAAACTTGATAAATTATATAAGGATTATTGCTGTAATCTTGTTGAAAAATCTCTAAAAGAGAATCTTTCATTTTCTTCTTATTGTACTATTATTGAAAATACTCCAAGAGGAAATGTCATCATGTCCTATAATAATGACAGTAAATGTATAAAATATTATTGCGACTTTTCTATTACAAATGAAATACTTCGCACTGTATTTCAAAAATTTGTCTTGACTTTTAAATTTTTCCCTCTTTACTACGGCACATTTGAAATTATTAAAAACGATGATAATGATGAGAATCTTGATAATGATGATATTGGTTACAATATTGATACTATTGAACGTAATGATACTTATAACAATCATCTCAAAACTGTCGATACTGTTTCTCTTCATGTTTCATCAAATAAAAAAGAAACAAAAGAAACAAAAGAAAAAGAGTCGAAAAAAGATCAACTTCTCAAAAAACATAGTAAAGTTTTTGCTAAGTTTAAAAATTATAAAGATGTTAATAAAGATCCTGATAATTCATCTAGCACTAATAGCACTACTAATACTATGTTGAAAAATAAGTTGAAAAATAATGAAAAAGATAAAGATAATGTTACTTCATTTCATAAACATAATAATAGTAATACACTTCTTCATAATTTTTTCAATTCTCAAAATTCTAATAATACTAATAACTCATATCAAGAAACGAATAATAATTATTTAGAATTTTGTTCCTTCAAACGTATAGGTAAAATTTGTGATTATAAACTTTTAAACAGAAAAGACAAAACTAACAAAAAACATTCATCTAAAAATGTTTCTTTTTCTGAATTTATGAAATTAAAAAATACATAAAAATATATTTTTATTTAATTAAAATTTATATAAATATCTATTATATGAGTAATCCAATAAATTCTAATCCTGATTATAATGCACAACATCTACAAATGGGTGGAAGCGATGATCAAGAAGCCGGAGGTATTTTATCTAGATTTTCCAGAAAAAAAAAACAAGATGATAATTCAACCAATAAAAGTACTGATAATGCTAATTTAAGCAATTCCAGTAATGCTGCTGCTCCTGCTGCTGCTTCTGCTTCTGCTCCAGCTAATAATGCTGCTGCTGCTTCTGCTCCAGCTAATAATGCTGCTACTCCAGCTAATAATGCTGCTGCTTCTGCTCCAGCTAATAATGCTGCTACTCCAGCTAATAATGCTGCTGCTTCTGCTCCAGCTAATAATGCTGCTCCAGCTAATAATGCTGCTGCTTCTGCTCCAGCTAATAATGCTGCTGCTTCTGCTTCAGCTAATAATGTAGTTAGCGAGGTCAATGCCACTTCTGTTACTAATAAATGGACAAAAGACAACTTTGTTCTTATTGATAGTGAAAAAACTACTTGGAGACAATTTGATAGTAAACCTTTTGAATTTGTCAAAATTTTACAAAATAAAAAATTCAACCAAGCTTCTGGTTTTGATGTTGTTGTTGTTAAAGATTTTCTTGAAAATGGTTTCTATTTAAAACTTACAAATGTTAAAGGCGATGATTATCAAGCCAGCATTTTTAAGTGTATTCAACCTAAAAAAGGGATGTTTAATGCTCCCAAATGTGTCGATGAAAAAGGCACCACTATTAAAGTTCCCAAACCACACAAAAAACTTTCTTATCATGTTATTCCACAATGGTTTGCTGATAATTTTCAATTATGGCAAGTTACTGATCCTATTGATGCCAATGTTTTTCAAGATGTTATTTCTAAAATTGCCAATGGTGAAACTTCCCAAAATAGTAATAGCAATAGCAATAGCAATAGTGATAATTCTAATAATGCTGATGGAAATAATATCGGCAATACTATTTCTAAAAGTGTTGATAATGCCGTAAATGTTGCTGACTTTGCTGCTAAAAAAGGCCAAGAAGCTTTTGAAAAATCTTTGACTTCTGTTTCTGATATTGCTAAAAAAAGTCAACAAGCTTTAGGTAATGCTGCTTCTGGCGCTTTTAATATCGGTAAAAATCTTTTATCCAACTCTATTTCAAGCAATGCTCGTAAACCTATTACTGAACATATGGATAATCTTAAAAAAGTTGTTGAAAATAAATCCGTTCCTACTCTTCTTACTGATGTTACCAAAGGCATTAAATATCCTATGAAATTTGATGATGTTATTCCCACTATTCCTGAAGAATTGGAAGATATTACTAATAAAACTATTCCCGAAGTTTCTAAAATGTCTGCTTATAAAATTTACGACTCTACTACTAACCTTTTAATTGCACATATTTTGTATTCTATTGATAAATTGATTGATCTTGTTGCTTTGTATACTCTTGGATACAAAAATTTGTCAAGTGTTAACAAAGATGAAATTGTTCAAAATCTTGAACAAAAAAGAATCCTATTTTTAAAACTTTCCAATGATCCAAATGCACGCAAAATTATTCAAGATTTATCTTTAGCCGTTGCCGAAGTTTTGAAAACTGTTATTAATGCTTCCGCTAAACCTGTTGGTAAAGCTGTTGATAAAATTGTTGAAGCTCTTTCAAGAGGCTATGACCGCATTAGCATGCGTGTTATGAATTCTTTAAAAAATACTATTCGCATTGTTCCTGGCATTGGTGATGCTTATATTATTATTGAAAATATTCTTAATATTGGCAAATTAACTACTGATGCCGGTCTTGCTATTTCTAAAACTGCTAATGCCAGTAGTGCTGGCATTGCTGAATCTATTGAAGAAATTACACCTCAAATTAAAGGTCAACTTAACTTCTTAAAACAAACTGCTAATGAATTTGAAGCATTACGTCAAAAAATTTCTAAAGATACTGCTGGTAAAATTAAAAGTGCCACTATGCCCAAATTACCTGATGTTAATCTCAATATGCCTGTTATTGAAAATGAAGCTGAAAAAATCAAACGAGGTATTAAATCTACTGGTGATAAAATTTCTACAAATATTGACAACGCTAGAGAATCATTTTATGGTAAGAAAAAAGGTGGCGCAAGACGCAAAAAACCTTTACGTAAAAATTCATCTCGTAAATTAATGAAAAAATATAAAAAACGTTCTAGAAAATCTAACACATTAAAAAGACGCAAAACGAAAAACTAATCTTATTTTATCTTCTTTTAAAGTAATCCTTTTTATGAAAAAATAAATTAAAAAAAATTGATTTATTTTTTCCTTCCTATCTATACATAACTTTTATGGTCGCAATTTACCAAAAAAATATAATTCAGCCTATTAAAATGGACACCAATGCTAATCAAGAAAATATTTGCTCCATTTGTTTAAACAACTTGGATGGAAATAATGTTTGTCGCACTAATTGTAATCATCTATTTTGTTTCGAATGTTTATGTCAACATGTTATGTCTGGTGCCAATCCTTCATGCCCTTGTTGTCGCAACGATTTCGTTTCTAACGATTTCATTTCTTCCATACGTGCAACAACATCCCCCTCCAGATTTGACACTCCGCGTTTAGAAAGACAAGATTCTTCTGTATATCCGGCAATTAGAAATTTTGCTGATGAAAGTGATAGTTATCTTAACGCTAATAATCGTGATTATGTTACTGATGGCCCTGTTATTACGATTTCAAACGAGTCATATAGTGACCATCCCATTTTTAGAAATGTTTCTTCAAATCCTATGACCATTGATGAATTATCGAATGAAAATAACAATGAAAATAACAATGAAAATAACAATGAAAATAACAATGAAAATAACATTGATAACGGTCGTATGACAATTGATGAATTATCGAATGAAAATAACAATGAAAATAATGTCAATGAATCTGCTCTTGTAACTCCACCCATTAATGAAAATAATGAATACGAATATACTCTTGTTTATAACAACTACCATTTGAATGATGTTTGTCGCAATCTTGACTCTTGGTTTGGCGCAGAAACTGATTTTACAAATTCAAATAGTTCTATTACTATTATTCCCAACATTAATAATAATGTACGATTAATTTAAAAAAATTAAAAATATTCAATATTCTATTAAAAAAAAACAAAAAATACTTTACATGTTTTTTGTTTTTTGATTTTTGCTTTTTACTTTTTTGATTAGTTTATTTTTATTGATTAGTATTTAATGTTTTATTATAAAATTATATTATAGATTATTTCATGAATAGAAATTTTAAAAATTTTATTTTTTTTAATCATTTTCAAGGACAAACACGAAAAGGCGTTGGTGCCACATCTAATGTTATTCGACAAAATTTTTTACATAATTCCAATTTACATTCTTCCATGTTTATTGATGTTCCCTTTCATAATTCTGTTTACAATAACATTTATTCTTTATATTCGATTAATTATCGTTTTGAAGAAAGAAAAATGAATGTTGGTGGTGATCACTCCATGTCTATTGGCAGTGTCGGTTATTCTGTAAATAAATTTCCTAATGTTAAAACATTATGGTTTGATGCACATGCTGATATTAATACGAAAGATAGTTCTCCTTCTGGCAATCTACATGGTATGCCTCTTTCCATTCTTACTGGTATTGAAAAAAATAATAATTTCTTTTTTTTACGTAACTATTTGAAAGTTTCCAATATTATGTATATTGGTTTACGTGATATTGATCCTTACGAACAATTTATAGTTGATAAATATAATATACCTGTTATTTCATGTAATGAATTTAATAATAATCCTAAAAAATCTCTTGAACAAATTACTACGTTTGTTGGCGATTCTCCTTTTCATTTATCTTTTGATGTTGATTGTTTAGATCCTTCCATCATTCCATGTACTGGTACACCTGTTTGTCACGGTCTTCATCTTGAACCTACTAAATACGTTTTACATAATCTTTTTCCTATGAAAAATCTTGTTAATATGGATCTTACTGAACTCAATGTTTGTGATACTGACTTTTCCAAAGATGATATTCACTTGAGTTTACAAAACATTTTTAAGATTTTTTATTGATATTATTTTCATATTGTTTTGATATTATTTTGATATTATTTTGATATTATAATATTATTTTGATATTATAATTTTATTACAATATAAATATTTATTTATTACATTATTAATAGTACATTATGTCTAACGATTTATCCAATAATAATTCTATTTCGTCTAATAAAATTAAAGTCTTTTTTGCCACCCCTTGTTTCGGTGCTCAAGTTTCATGCAATTATACCCATTCTCTTATTCAAACTATTAAACTTCTTAGTAATCATAATATTGATTCTGTTTATGCTTTCTTACCTAATCAAATCGTTACACGTGCTCGCAATCTTTTAACTCACATGTTTTTGAAAACTGATGCCACACATCTTTTCTTTATTGATGCCGATATTCAATTTCGTCCTGAAGATGTTCTTGAAATGATTCATAATAATAAATCTATTTGTGTTGGTCTTTATGCTAACAAAGATTATATTGTTAATTCTAATCATGATACTAATGATGCTAATGATGCTAATGATGCTAATAGTGACTTCTTTTTTAAATGTATTCAATATTCAAGCACTTTTGAACAAAATATTAATTCACTCGTCAATAATAAACTTATTAAAATTAAACATGGCGCAACTGGTTTTATGATCATTGAACGCGATGTTTTAATTCATTTAAAAAATATTGTTAAAAGTTATATTCACAATGATGAAACTGTTCACGCCTTTTTCAATTGCGAAGTCCATAATAATACTTATTTAACTGAAGATTATTATTTTTGCCAACTTTGGAAAAATTATTGTCACGATTATAATCTTCAAAATCCTAACTCCATGTTAGATGATTCTATTTGGGCTGATTTATCCATTTGTCTCAATCACGAAGGATGGCACAGTTATAAAGGTAATCCTTTCAAAACTTTTTCACTTGTTTCAAATGAAAAATAAAAAACATGTTCTGTGTGTTTTTTTTTGTTTTTTTTTGTTTTTTTTGTTTTTTGTTTTGTTTTTTGTTTTGTTTTTATGTATTTAATAAATTTGGATATATTTCTGCTACAATACTCTCCATTCCCATCCATACATTATTATCACGCATTCGATTAATTGATTGTGTTATTTTTGAATAATTTTCTTTTTTTAAACTATTCGAAAAATATATTTTTTTTATTTTCTTTCTACAATTATGACAATCTATTTTGTTACTTGTTTTCAATATATTACATATACAATCAACACATAAACCATGATTACATGGATAATGTAACATATTCTCCTTATTCAATTCTTCATAACAAACATCACATTCATTACTTACTATTACTCTTTCCATTGCTGATTTTGATGTTTTACATAATGTTATGTTTTCATTCGTATATCTACTAAATTCATTGTCCATCGTATTTCTTGCATTTTGACGTATTTCTACCATTTGATTCACAATTGCACTTTCTATTCTTCTTACTATTTCACTTTCTCTTAGATTTGATGAATTATTTATATTTTCTTGGTGTGTTTCTTGTGTTTCTTGTGTTTCTTGTGTTT